ATACTTGCTTTTGAGCTGCTGAAATTAAAGCCGGGTTGTACTTACCTGCAAGACCGCGAGCACCAAGCAAACCTGCTGCCCCACCCAGGCCTCCAGCAATACCGGCAAGTGCAGCAGAACCTGGATCTTCACCTTGGGAGAGGGCATAGCCGCCGGTAGCTAAACCAGCGGCAGCAGGAATACCCAGTTTAAGAAGTGGACGCATGGCCTCACTCCATCACAAACAGTTTGTTTGCCAGGACTTGAGGTTGAGCTTGGTTAATGACGCGCCAGGCATTCTGTGGGTCACGAGCCATCATCTCATTAAACGAACCCCAGAAGTTCTCAGGTTGCTGAGGAGCGGCTGCAGCAGGAGGAGCGGGGAACTGACCATACTGAGGATTCACAGGCTCAGTGCGATACCCAGGAGTCTCAAGCTGTTGTTCATTTTCATACACAGGATACGGACCTTCAGGACCGAAGAACTTCAGCGTGTAATCGCTCAGGACATCGGGATTGGTCAGGATCTCGTTGTAAGCCAGGTTTTCCTGGTGCTCATTAACGGCAAACTCAGCGTAACCCTTGATGGTATCAGCGGCGCGGTTTCCCCACGCGACGGCGCTGTCCAGCATTCCTTCCAGATTCAGGGCGTAGTTGTTCAGAATTGCCGGTGTTTCGATTCCGAACGCGTCCATCACCTGACGGCTTTCCTGGCTCATTCCCACCAGGTCGGCCACCTGCTCTAAAGAGACTGTCGAGGAGGTTTGGGAATAGTTGGGCGAGTATGCCGGGCTGGGCGACCAGGTCTGCGGAGCCGATTGTTGCGTAGCTGGGCTGCTGACTTGACCGAAGTTCGCCGGGGCGTACTGCGGACTCGGCGCTGAGGGTTGACCCTGGAACGGGGATTGGACTGGTGCGCTCAGCAGGTTCACCACCTTGTTGAACGCCGATTCCCATGGATTGCCCTGGGGCGCTTCCGGTTGGGATTGGGGGGCGTACTGAATAGGGGCTGATTGGTAGCTGGGGGCTGCCTGAGGTACCGCTTGGGGGTAACTGGTACCCACCTGATACGCCTGAGGTGCCACCTGGTAATTGACCGGTTGGCTGGACGGAGCCGGTGCCACGTAGCTGCTTGGTGCCACTGCCGCCGGTACTTGGCTCGTCTGTGGGATCGACTGGACGGTAGCGTCCTGCATAACTCATCTCCTTTTGTAATGCTTCAAGAGTTCGATACAGATATGGGGTTAAATCCAGTCTTGGATCTGCAGCCATCGGTAAGTCCGGTGATTGCGGATGAGGAGTCTGCATCATGCCCCCCACCAGGCGTGCGAACGAAGAATATGCATTCTGTAGTTCACCCACCATCCTGAACGGGAACCCAGATAACATCTCGGCCCGTTCCTCATCCGTTTTTGACGGGAAGAGGTATTTCAGTGCTTCAATGCTATCAACACCTAATTCTTGTAAGTTTCTAACAACAATCGAGTTGTTAAGAATGTCTTGCGTTGAATCTTCGTACACTGGTCCGAGCCAGCGCCACTGAATAGTTAGATCGCCATCTGGAATTAAACCAAGGACACCAGGAGGAATTTGTTGTGTGCGCACACAAGCCATCATCAATTGCTTGATGCGATCTTCAAACCCAACTAAGGCATCTTTATACATCTGCACAATACTTTCATCTGCACCTTCGTCAGGCTCCACAGGCTTCTCTAATCCTGCAGCAGCAGCAAGCGTTTCGCGGAACAAACGTTCTTCTTGGAAAATAATGAGTTCCAGGCAACGGCAGATGCCATATGTGTAAATAGAATTTGCTTTTTTCTTGGATGTGGCAGAGACACGACCAAACAGTGACTTGTACTCAGTTGCAGTCACACCTGCAGAAATTGACAACTCGTCAACACCGCCAAGTGCCGTACGAATCTCTTCTCGATATTGGCGAGCAAACGCGTTTTGATCTCCAGTAATAGCATCTGGGACAATGTAACCAACACGATCGTTTGGTTCCAGGTTGGCAATAATCCTTGGAACACGAATTTGACCATCCATTCCACGGCTGATTGGATCAGCCTTAAACATGGAACGACTAAGAGAAGACGGGCTTGCAAACCCAGAGTTGGCAGCGATTGATGGGCGCTGTACCACGCCTTCTCCACCTGACTCAATCAGATCAGTCTTGGGACGAGACGAAAGAAGAGTTGGATTACCAAAGAATTGAACGTTCTTCCGCATCGTACGAATCATCTCGTCATGCGTAACAATATGATTTGCAAGTGAATCAAACTCACCAACACCTTCAGTAGAGAAACCTTTGGGGTTGTTGAAGATCTCTACACAAGGAATAAATCCAAGAGTGTTGCGATAAGTTTGTGTTTTGCCTGGTACCACAGACACAGGTTGGTCAAAAGAGAGTTCACCATCTGAATGAGTCTCTTCAATAGTCTTACGTTTGATTGATAATTTTATATACTTCTTTTGGCCTGGGGAACCAAGGCCATCCATCCCCGTGATTGAAGTTTGCTGAATATCTTGATTAACGCCAAAACCATTTTTAACTTTATAACTGTAGATAATGACAACTTCATCAAGCTCTCCATCTACGTTGTAGTAGGTACGATACTCGTGCTTCCTGAAAAAATAAAGACGGTAATTGCTGATAGTAGGCCGGATGTAAAACAACCCCTGGCCATCACACAAAAAGTAATCCCAAATGGAATCAAGCCTTGTGTCAATCTGATTGTATTTAACTACGCGATCAATAAAATCTTTGCGTTGATTACCAAAGTTGTCTTGAGCTGGGAAAAATTCTACCCCCTGGCGGATACCAAAGAGTTTCATTTGTGCCAAGTGTGCTGCTACGACACCAGTATCAACGCCAACCCCACCATCTTTTTCAAGATAGGAATCAACAATTTCTTTGAGCCTGGATTTAGCGTCTGCAGACATTAACTATTTTCAACCCACTGGAATTAGTTTAACAGTTTTACAAAGTATTAGTAGACCATTTTATTTTGAAATCCAGGGGGGACTTGTTGTCCCATTTGTGGACCGCCATAAAACTGAGCGTTAGTAAGACCAGCCATATTACCCATGGCGGCACCTTGCATATTGTTTTGTAAAGAAAGCGGAAAAAGTTTAGCTCCCCCTGGCATAATTCCCCGTTGCCTCAACTCATCATTTAGTTGTTGATTTTGTTGCGTACCACCTTCATACAGTCTTTTTAGTTGTTCCCCACTTCTTCCACCTAAAGCGCCAGGGGTACGGTTAATATCAAAACTGGGATTACCAGCCATTAATTGCTCTATACCAGCGTTACCCATGTATCCGCCGTAAAAACCAGCCATGTCCCTGTTATTATCTTGTTTCTATCTTACTCTTCTATAACTTCGTAACCAGACTCATCATTAAGTTTAGAAAGGACAATACCTTCGCCTTTCAGATCCCACGAAAGAATATCTCCTTCTTGCCAACCGAGTTCTTCGATGATTTCTTCGGGAAACTCAATAAAAAGTTCTCCGTCTTGATCCTCTTGTACTTCGACGATGTAGCTGGTCATTTGAGAAGGCGATCCATCATTCTGTCCAGCTTACTATTAATTTCCTTAAAGGTGTCGTGCATGTGCTGAATTTCGCGAAGAAAATCAACTTTTAACACGTACTCCAGTGGCATCCGATTAAAACTTTCGTCAAGATGCTCAAGTTTTTTTTCTTGAATTGTCACGCGATCAGAAAGTTGTTTGATTCTTTCATGCGACCTAGATAGTAACTTATTTGCGGCCCAGGTACCACCTGAGATTCCAGCTACACAAGTTGTAACGAGGATCGCCAGGTACTCGGGTCCCATGGCAAAAAGATTTTCTTTTATTCTAAGATCTAATAATCAACCTGAAGAGTACCTTTTCGTGTTAATCCATTGATTAACCAAACAAGCGCATCAACACAATCGTCGTGACTACTCACGCCAAAGTTAGTAAGCTCTTCAAACATTGAAGTAAAGTTTCGATACCGATTGAAGATAACTTTTCGATCTTCAAAAAGACCCATGCAACCACGGAAGCGAGCAAGTTTATCTGCCCTAAAACCTTTAACGGCATGCCAGTTAATGTTGTAAAGATTCTCGTTTCTCAAACAAATTCGTTTGAAGTCAGCTTCAAGAGATGCTTGGTACGCTACAGCTTCTGAGTAGACATCACAAGTGTTGTACGTGGGGAAGTAATTGCCGTTCTCGTCGCGCCCAAGAATGGACCAATCATTAAGCAATTCTTTAAGAGCATCTAGTTTTTCTAGATTACCCATCACTCGCATACGCCGGTAATCAATAATGTGAATCTGATCACCTAATTTTCCACCGAGCACAAAAACGGTGTAATCATTTTTTTCTTTTGTACCAGCGGAGAGGTCAACCCCAACAGCCAGTGAATCAAACTCAGTAGCAATCTCTGCTTTGACCAATAGTTCAGGCGCCAATGACAACTCGTTTTGCCTGACAATTTGATTCATGTACTGGAAAGAAAAAGCAATTGGTGCTTGCCGTTTCTTTTCCTTTAAGTAATCCAATGACCACATCTCGGGCCAATAAGATTCTTCTTCTCCAGTTATCTCATTGTTTTGGATTGCAGAAAGAACAATCTGCATCCAATTATTTTGTTCATTAAAAGTAGTTGCATGGATGTCATCATGTCTGAATCTGGTACCAAGACAGATTGCCCTTCCCCCTTCAAACATGGTGGGTGCAATCACAGCATTCCAGTTATCCTGCATCATCTTCCTGATATCAGGGTTGGCAATATCTGATGAGCTTTTGATTGCGTCATCGATGATTACCAATTGGCTACGCTTAGAAGTAACTGAACCTTTTAGGCCAGCAGCGCAGAGTGTAAACTGTTCTTCACCAGCAATATCAATACCAGCAAAACGATGATCAATTGACCAGTACTCATTACTGGTGACATTCTTTAAAAGTTTTACTGTCGGAAAAACATCTTGATATCTTTTGCTTTCAATAAGTCTTTTGATTGTTGCTGACTTGGAACGAGCAATATCAACCGTGTAGGAAAGATAAAGAATCTGCAGTGGACGTTTAGCTGCTGTATGAATACCAATAGCCCAGGCAGCAAACAAACCTGCAACAGTCGATTTGGCACTTCCGCGTGGTGCTAATAGATCAATATTTGGACCGGCAATCTTCAGTAAACAAGAGCTGTCTTGGTTGGTAACCAATTGACGGTGCCACTCTTGGTGATGTTGGGCAGGTGGTTTATCTGCTACATACTCACAGAAATAACCAAAGTCTTCTCGTGCCAGCTCCAGAAGATCTTCATTATTTTTTTTACGTACCCTGTGATTCTTAGCAGCAGCCTGGGCGTTACGTCGATAAGCTTGATGAAGATACGCAGGCACAGAAAAGACCAGTTAGTAATCTGATACTAACCTATTCTTCTTTTTTACTGCGTTTTTGTTCTTGATACTTACGTGCTTTATCAAGAGCCGCTTTACGTTTTTCCTTATCGTTCATCTCAGTACCGTCTTCTTTCTTGGCTTCTTTCTTCTTAAAGTGCTCAAGAAGCTCTGGTGGCATCTTACTCATTAGTTCTGTGCTGCAGTACCACGGATACGATTAATAAGCTCTTGATACTCGCGTGTACCTTTCTCAGGTAGACGAGTAGTTCTCCCTGGTCCAAAGACAATACCAGTCCGCAGTTGCGACTCAGGAAGGGGATGTTGATAGTTTGGTAGTTGTTGCATTACTACTATTCACTTAATTGCATTTTAGCCCACACTGACATTGATGCTTCTTGCAGGGGACCTTCAATTGGATCGTCTTTAAAAATCATCAATAACTCACGAATGGCCTGGTCAGCACCAGCCATCAACAAACCTTTACGATCTTTATTAGCTGTATAGTTTTCTACCTGTGCAATAGTACCGCGCAATTCTTTTTGCATACCAGCAATACGTGCAACTCCTGAATCACGTTTAACAGCAAAGTTTTCAATATCTTCCCTGAGTTTACGGATGTCTTCTTGCATCTCCATGATCTCAGCAAGAAGTACACTCCTGTGATCAGGCTTTGAGTAGTGTTCGTTAATCCAAAGATTACAACAAGTAATTGAACCGTTGTAACCAAGGAACCGAGAATAAAGATAAATTTCAATTACTGAATTATTACTTTCAGCAAACGCAACAAAACTTTCCCTGGTGGGAGAATCTAAGTTGTCTAACCAGTGGTCAAAAACTTTAATATCGATATGCTCGTTGAGACTGACCGTAGTCTCGGGCTTCGTCTTCTTGTTTAAATCGCTGGGATTGCTCAGAGGAAGTTCTCTGCTCTTCTGCACCCTTACCGATAGTTTCTCGCTCTTGTTCACCAGCAGTCTCCATTTTCTTTTTGGAAAATTCGTAGGCAACGCCAGCCGCCTGACGATATTTATCTAGATCAAACCAATCATCAACATCAGTTTGTCCAGCGGGAACACTGCTAGTCATGATAACGAATTATACAGTTTGTTGTTGCGAAGAATCAGGAAGTTTTTTAGCCAACCGTTGTTGATCACGTTTGTTTGCTTGCAAACGCTCAAGAAGGTTTCGGTAACTGTCAAGATCAAATCCTTGTTCAGGCATTTGACCTTCTTGAATTTCTTCTTGCATCAGAAGTTAGACATCATGCTGGCAAGACCTTGCGAAAAGATATCGCGACGGCCTTCAAGAGATTTCTGACGTTGTTGACGACCTTTGGAAGCTTCAAGACGAGCAAGCAGTTGCTCGAACTTATTGATATCAAAGTAATCGTCGGCAGTACCTTGTCCTGCAGGAACAGAGCTGGTCATCTTGTATAAGTATTGACTCTTGATTAATTATAACAATATGAATTTAAGACCAGAACCCAGAAACAAGATTTGAATACAGGCTACCGGCAGAAGCAATCTTTGCAACTTTTTCTGTACCTTCATTCTTAAGCTTCTGTGTCTCTTTATCAATCTCACCTTGGAGGTTGGTAAGACCTGCACTGTACAGATACTGTCTAGTATCACGAATGTTTTGTTGTTGCGCTTCCAGCTCTGCCGGAGTGCCTACAAACTCTTTCCCAAAGTCAGGTGTCGTGACCTTGGTACGCGCCTGAAGATCTCCGCCATACTGGGGAAGAAGAGAGGAATCAAATTTGAAGGTGCGTTGACCTGTTTTCTTTCCCTCTGCGGTAAGCGTTTGCTTACCGTACATGGTGTCGTAATAATTATCAAGATAGCTTTGATTGAATTTATCTTGATACTCAGAACTTTTGGTAAGAGAAGACTTAAAGTCTTCCATCGAACCATAATAACCCTGTCCAAAACGCTCTTGAGCTTTGGCAAGTTCTTCAGTAGTTGCTTGACGACCAAGAAGTTCTTCATAAGATGCTTTAATACCGGTCTCACGTTTACCAGGTAAAGCTGCTGTGTACTGTTGGGTCAGCTCTTGAATATCTGCTTCAGGAGGAGTTAAATCATATTTAGCTGCATAGTCACGTAATTGGTTAGCGGCACTTTCGTAACCAATTAAACCTTGAGCAAGTTGTTGTTGAGTGGTTTGTTTAAGCCCACCGTAAGCAGCGGCGCCAGAAGCCTTACGTGCTTGTTCTGCAGCTTTAGCTTCTGCACGTTCTGTTGCAGCACGTTCTTCTGCTAAAGATTCTTTTTCTTTTGTGTATTGCAAATACTTTGCAAAACTATCGTCCGGCGGTGGCGGAGTATATTTAATGGTAGGACCTCCTCCCATATTT